ATTACTGCCGTTTAGAGGGCAAAGAAACTTTAGATTACGATCTGGTCAAATGGTACAACATCTGCGGTACAGCATATCGTCTGATTCTCCCGAAGACACAGGAGGCAGAAGACGAATCCCCGTTCTATCTGGCTACGCTTGACCCCAGATGTGCCGGAGTGGCGTATACCACGAAGGTTCCGCAGACCCCGAAAATTTGCTGGTATGTTACAACGGAGACAGACGGAGTGCAGACATGGTCTGTATACGCAAAGAATGCGTCCGGTAACCGCTTCTTTGAAATCCGTGACAACCGTGTCATAAGAGATGATCCTTATCCCCTGTCCGAACTTCCCATCATTGAATACCCATGTGGTGAAGACCGCATGAGCAATGCGGAGATTGTACTTCCCCTGTGCGATGCAATCAACAACCTCAATTCCAACCGTATGGACGGCATTGAACAGGCGATCCAGACATTGCTTGTACTTGTGAACTGCAAGCTGCCGGACGGCATGACTGCGAATGACATCAAGGAAATGGGATTGATTGAACTGATCTCCAACGAGAATAAGGCATCTGTAGAACAGTTAGGTACGAAACTTGACCAGAGCAATACACAGACCTTGAAAGAGGACTTTTTAAGTGCCATCCGCACGATTGCTTCACTGCCGAATACATCGGACAACTCCTATTCCGGTGGCGATAACGGACTGGCGGTTGTGTACCGGAACGGTTGGGAAGGTGCGTATGAGTCTGCAATGGGTGATCAGAAGAACATTGACAGACCGGAGTACATGGCAATCCGTCTGATGCTTGAAATCTGCGAGGGAACCGGAAAACTTTCGATCCCGATTAAAGCCATCAATATTGATTACACCAGACAGCACTATGAGAACATGGCAACCAAGTCACAAGTACTGATAGCGATGCTGAATAATCCGAAGATCCATCCGAAAGTGGCTTATGAAGTTTCCGGTCTGTTCTATGACCCGAATAAGAAGTTTTTAGAGGGAATGGCCTGGTACCAAGAGCATGGCGAAGAAGGGAACGTGACCGAGATTGAAGAAGACAATCTTACAACAGAGGAAGAAACGATATGACGAGATTCATGCGCTCGTTGAGGAAATCGCAGTTACTTCCGTTGTGGAATATGAAGCACTGTCTGCTGAAGAGCGCAGACGGAGAAAAGATAAATTCTGGGATTGCCTATGGGATTGGCTGTTAGATGGTTGGGCAGCCGGACTTCTGTTCACAGGACAGGACAAGGACATCCCAGACCTTACCAAAGTCCTCAACTGGGTATACCCAAGAGGCGAAACGACATCCGAAATATACGAGCGAGACATCACAGACAAAGAGAAGCTACAGCGGATGATTGAGGCAGAAGCCAACCGATGCTTCAACACAGGAGTGGTTGAATCTGTCCGTGGTGTAAAGGGGGTGATGAAGACCTGGGAAACAATGGGAGACGAGAAAGTAAGAGATTCTCATTGGATTCTTGAAGGTGTGACGATCCCGTTTGATGAAGAATTCGTCACGTATGGCGGTGATTCCGCACTAGCACCGGGCATGTTCCAAGAAGCAGACAATAATGTGAACTGCCGATGTTGGATTTCAATCACCAAACAAGGTTCAAAAGGCGATAAGCCTTGAAATATATAGTCTAGGGAAAGACGGTAAAAATCGCACAGAGACAGGGAAGTCTTTAAAACGCAAAGGAGGACACTTTGAAAATCAACGTAAATGATATCTCTGGTTATGCAGAGATGACTGCCGAAGAAAAAGTGGCAGCACTTGAAGCAATGGAAGTGACGGATACGGACACGGAGAGAAGGTATAAAGATTTAATCTCCAAAGCTAATTCCGAAGCTAAGAAGTACAAGGATGCCATGCGAGAGGCAGAAGACAAATTAAAAGGTCACATGACCGAAGAGGAACGGCTAAAACAGGAACAGGAAGACCGTTACAAAGCTATCGAGGAAGAAAACCTCAGACTGAAACGAGATATGACAATCTCACAGAAGACAGCTTTTTATCAGAGCATAGGCTTTGATGAGGAACTAGCCAGAGAGACAGCAGAGGCATTTGTCGATGGCGATTTTTCCAAAGTAGAAGCCAACCAACTGAAAGCGCATGAGGCTTTTGAGTCATCGTTACGGCAGAGCGTCCGTGAAGAAACCATCCGAAGCACACCGCATCCCACCAATAACGGCACTGCAAGCGGTGGATGGACAAAGGAAAAGATTTTGGAGGAACGTGACACTGCCAAACGGCAGAAACTCATTTCCGAAAACATTGAATTATTTATCAACTAACTGAAAAGGAGAAAAAGACAAATGGCTATTACTAAGACAACGAATGTCTCAAACGTAAATGTCAGAGAAATTGATTTCGTGTCTTCCTTCGGAAGAGACTTTACTTCTCTGATGAACGTATTTGGCATTTCTAATCCGATTGCAAAGACGCCCGGACAGGGTATGCAGATTATCACGCATACTATTGGCACACTGGAAACCTCTCCGGCTGAAGGTGTTGACATCACACCGACTACGGTAGCAATTGCCGGAACACAGGTTGTAGAGGCAACTGTAGAGAAATACGCTACAGCAGTTACTCTGGAAACCATCAATAAGTACGGCTATGACATTGCCATTGCACGTACAGACGATGCATTCAAAGCAAAACTCCAGAATGTTGTTAAAGGCAGATTCTATACCTTCCTTAACACTGGTTCTCTTACTGGCACTGGTACTACGTTCCAGGCGGCACTGGCAAAGGCAAAAGGCAAAGTTCTGGACAAATGGAGTCAGCTTGGTCTTGCACCGGGTGAAGTTGTTGCGTTCGTTAACGTAGATGACTTCTACACCTATCTTGGTGCAGCTACCATTGGCGCACAGGTAAGCACTGCATTTGGTATGGAGTACATCTCTGACTTCCTTGGATATCGGAGAATCTTCCTCTGCGACAGCACTGAAGTCGCACCGGGCATTGTACTGGCTACTCCGGTTTACAACATGGTTGCCTACTATGTAAATCCGGGTGCTTCCGATTTCGCACGTGCCGGGTTGCCGATGACCATTGATGGCGTAACGCCACTCATTGGATACCACATCAACGGCAACTTCAAAAACATGACATCTGAGGCTTATGCCGTATTTGGTCTGTACCTGTTTGCAGAGCATCTGGATGGCATTGCAAAAATCACCATTGGTGCTGCATCGGGAAGTAACGGGCAGAGCTGATTAAATCCTTTGCTGATTTAACAGACAAAGAAACAGTAAGACGAGGATAAGCGGATGACGGTAGAAGAACTTATTCAGACAATCAAAATATTGATCGGTGATGATTATTCGGATGAACTGATATCCGCTTATATCTCACAGGCTCAGACGGAGTGCCTTAACTGGGAATACTCACTGATTGGTATCCCCGAACTGGAAGAGGGGGAAACACGGGATTACAGCAAGTACGATTCGCTTGTGATAGATGCCGTAATTTTCGGACTTTCCATTCGGGGTGCTGAAGGTGAGACACAGCATTCCGAGAATGGCATTCTGCGAGGCTATAAATACTCTGATATGAGGCAGTACATCCATGCTCACCTCATTCCGTATGTGAAAGTGCTATGAGAAGACTGAAGAGAAACCAGAAAGAGTTTATCTATGAAACGATTAAAGGCACACAGCAGAGGACAGATACCCAAGGTTATAAGACTGCGATCCATGATGTGGAATATAACGAAGCGGTTACTGCCAAAGGCTGTGTGGTCTTTAAGGGTACATCGAGTCATAAGCCGTATGGAATAGAGGAAGACTGGTCTGTCCAGATTATTCCAAATGCACCGCTCAGTATCACTGTAGGTACAAGGATCACGATAGACGGGAAATATTATTATGTCCTGTCTCACCCGACTACGATGAACGAACAGAGGATTTTCTGCAAATGAACATAAAGATTACTCTGGACAATTTGGATAGTGCGATTAAACAAATCGAAGAACTGCGTTCTAAGGTTCGTGATTTATCTGCTGACTTAGCGGAAGATTATCGTACACAAGTCGGGTATGACGATGTTTCCATTCATCATGGCGGTTCCAATGCCACGATAGTGGCCAGTGGTGAGCAGATAGCATTTGAGGAATGGGGAGCCGGATATACGGCAGACTACAACAGCGGTTATGAACACATGGGTGGAGATTCATTCTTTACTTATCCAGGTGTGTGGTCGGAATCACATGAGCGGACTTTTCAGCATCATCAGGAGTCTGGAAAAGACCCAAGTACATACCATTACAACAAAGAGCCGAAGCATTACATGGAAAACACTGCCAGACGCATACAAACAGAGATAGACCAGAAAGTAAGGGAGCGTTTTAAATGATTACGATGAATCAAATCTATGACAGACTGGTGACTGCCTTGGATGGCGTATATGTGACCAGATACTACGAAGAGATTAACAGGCAACTCCCTTGCGTATACATTCGGGAATCCCATTCTCCGCTTTACGCAGCTACGAATCTTGATTTTTCCGATGAGCAGAACAGAGTGTATTTCTACATTGAGATATACGGCAGAGAGACAGACAGCATTGCTCAAATCATTGAGACAACAATGCGAGGCATGGGATTCTTGGAAGAACTGAGCGAAATGATACCCAACTATGACCCTTCGATTGAGCGCATTTCCTTGCGTTTCCAGAGGGTGATTTGCGGAGGTGACACACTCGATGAAATGTAAGAATTGTGGAAAGGATGTCTTCCCCGGTCAGTTCCGTTGTGATCATTGTGGAACGATTGACCCGACTAAGGAAGAAACTCCGAAAAAGAAAACTACTACTACCAAAACAAAGAAAACTAAGGAGGAATAAACAATGGCATTAGAACTGTCAACCATTGGCGTGAAGTTTAAATATGCTGTAGAGGCAACTGCCGGAACCAGACCGACAAGTGGTTACACGGAGATCACTAACATCATTTCTCTGGGCGAAATGAATGCGCAGCCGGATCAGTTGGACTGCACGGATCTTTCTGATTCCTGGAGACGCTATGTGGCAGGTGTAAAGGACACGGGCGGAGACTTCCAGGTGGGGGCAAACCTTACAGTTGCATTTAAGACTGCATGGGAAGCACTTGTTACAGCGGCTGAGACTGCAAAAGCATCAAACAAGGCTACGTGGTTTGAAATCGTCTTCCCCGGCAATCTGACTTCGTTCTACTTCAGCGGTGAGCCTGTTGATCTGGGTACACCGAGCATCGAAGTGAACCAGGTATTACAGGCAACTGCACACATCGTGCCGAACACCATTGCCGGATGGTCTGCATCTTCCGGTGCTTGATAGGCATTACACATGGGGAGAGCATTTGTCTCTCCCCAATTATTAAAACAGTTTGAATATGATATGGAGGTATCACATGAAAAACAGAAAAACGAAATTAAGAATTCCTTACGAAAACACAGAGTATGTGCTTGAATTCACTCCCGATTCCCTCAAGCAGATGGAACGAAACGGGTTCAACTTCTCTAAAATGAATGACTACATTCTGACTGCTCCAGAAGAACTTTTCTATGGTGCGTTCATTGCAAACCATAAGAGAGTGCCACAGGCTACAAGGAAGGAAATCTGGGATAGTATCAGTGACCAGAATGCAGATGGCGATTATCTGACAGATATCATCGGAGAGATGATCAGCGAAGCCATTACGGAACTGAATTCCCACCAGGGAAACGTAACTTGGAGCGTGGAGAGATAGACGAAGACGATCCCACACGTTCCGATCAACCGAAGACGATGGAGGAGCATTTAGATGACCTGTGCATGTACTACATGAGCATGGGAGTACCGTATGATGAATTCTGGTACGGAGACTATTGTTCCTTAAAATATTACGAAGCTGTCTATATGAGACAGCGCAAAGTCCGAAATGAAGAATTCTGGATGCAAGGGATATACCACTATGACGGAGTAGCAATTGCCTTATCCAACGCTTTCCGGGAAAAGGGGCATAAAGCGGAAGACTACTTAAAGGAACCGCTCCCCTTCTTCCCGAAGACAGAAGCAGAGGAAGAAGCAGAAAAGCAGAAGATACTCCAGAGAATTAAGCACAACCTCGATAAATTCAAGGAGGCTTGGGATGCCAGCGAGCGCAGTAAAGATAGCAAATCTACAGATAGAGATCAGTGATAACTCCAAAACGACAGTTCAGTCGTTAACGGAGTTTATTGATACGCTTAAAAGTCTGAAAGATGCGACATCCAACGGAGCCGGACTTCAGAGCGTAGCAACTGGTCTGAAGAATATTAAAGATGTTGGCTCAAGCGGACTGAATGATTTGCGGAAAGCGTTAACCAGTTCCATCACCCCGGCTGAAAAGCTCGCCCACGCTATGGAACGGATTGCGAATGCCAACAAAGCCTTAAAGGGCGGTTCTGGCTTTGCAAACGCCGCAAGAACGGCAAATAATCTCCAGAAACAAGTAGGATTGCCAGACAAAGAACGCAACACAAGAGCCGGACTATCTGGTGGAGATTCCGTAACAACAGAAGAGACAAACTCATCCCTTGAACGTACTGTATCCATGTTAGATAAAGTGAAAGAGAAGTTTGTCAATATTGGATATTTAGGCAAAAACATCTTCGCAAATATTCTTCCGTCAAGTCTTATGACTTTAGGTTCTCAGTTCTTGCGTCTTGCTAAGATGAAGATTATGAGAACGATCATCTCTAATCTCATGCAAGGGTTCACGCAAGGCTTACAGAACGCTTATCAATGGGCAAAAGCAACCGGTGATCAGTTTGCCTTGTCTATGGACACAATTGCCACATCCATGAACTATGCCAAAAACAGTATAGGGGCAGCTTTTTCTGGTGTTCTGAGTGCCGTTGCTCCAATTATTGACCAGTTAGTTGATTGGCTTGTCAAAGGTATCAACTACGTTAATGCATTCTTTGCGGCACTCACTGGGCAATCCACCTATATGAAAGCCAAGAAGATTACAACTGCCTATGCAGATGTTGGCAAATCTGTGGGTGGTATTGGTGGTGCTGCCGGAGGGGCAACAGCCAAAGTCAAAGAATTAGAGGAACAGCTTTCTGTACTTGACTTTGATGAACTGAACCAACTGCAAGAACAGCAGACTTACAACCCCACTAGCGGAGGCGGTGGCGGTGGTGGCGGTGGTGGAGCCGGAGGAAGCGGTTCCAGTGCCGCAGACATGTTTGAACGTGCCAATATTGGCAACGACATTCTAGAAAAAGTTGACTGGCTTAAAGAAAACTTCGATACCATTCTGGATATTGTCAAAGCTATTGGAGCCGGAATCTTAGCATGGAAATTAGCCAATGCATTCAGCAACAGCATCAGAGAATTAACAGGACTTCAGAAATTAGGCTTTGCCACGCTTGTGGTTGGTTTAACCCTGTCTTATGAGGGCGGTTACCGTCTTGGGCATGATGGGTTTAGCGTAAAGAATATCGTGGAAACTGCACTTGGCGTGGGTTTGTCTGCCATTGGTGGAGCATTGATGTGGGGAGCCGCAGGTGCGGTAATTGGTATAGCCGCATCTATTGTTGTCACTGTTACTGGGTTTGTCAAAGGACGCTTAGACCTTGGAAAAGAAATCTATGAATCCAGTGAAATATATCCAATCATTCAAGATTCATTAAAGAGAGCGGCTGAAAGCAGACAGTATTTTATAGATTTAAGGACAAAGATTCGTTCTCTCAGCATCGAAAGCGATGAACGAGTTCAGAAAGTCATGATTGCACAGGATATTCTGAATCAAGTAAAGCAATTTGATGGCTTGAAAATTAGTCCAGATGTTGATTTAGACAAATTAAACAGCTTGGTTGAACTGTTTAATAATTTAGACCTCTTGGATGTAAAACTGGAATGGGGAGAAGTTAACGGAGTAATTAAAACCAACGTAGAAATGATTCAGCAAGCATTGGACGCTTACGATGATTACATCAGACGAGTAGCTGCTGAAGATTTGTTAACTGCTACATACAAAGATTATTATGACGCAATTTTAGAACAGCAAAAAGCAAAACAGGGGCAAAGCGATGCCGCTGACACGCTGAATATGCTCCTTGATAATTACGGTTATACGGAAGATTTCAGCCACAATGGAAATGGGCCTGGGCATTGGGTTCCGGGCGATGAACCGAATTGGTTGACAGGGGTTACCAACCCAGAGGCGTATGCTCAACAGTTGGCTATTAACGATGCTTTAACTGCATATAACGAATGGACATCAACTGTTGAGGAGGGAAATGTAACCATAGCTGAAGCTGAACAAAAGATTAGTGAATTGTATGCGGCTCTTGGCATTACTGGAGTCACCTGTGATGAAACAGGGGTTCATATTGACGCTATGAAGCAAAGCGTAGATGAAGCCAATGCAAGTGCGGAGAAATATACGAAAACACTACAGGGTATGTATACGATACACCCGCTGTCCAAATATGGCGGTATTCCCGACTGGGTTGGCGGTGGTTCCACAAATGCTTTAGATCAATACCTTCAGCAGAACAAACAACAGCCTGTATATGCCGGGATGATGGGGTATCAAACAACGAATACGACTACTAACCAAACCGTATTTACTTCAAATGGTTTAGATATTGTTACTGACCAGACACGACAGTATACGAATGTCATTCAAGACACCTATACCGCACAGCAGATAGAAACTGCAATCATGCGTCTTCAGCAACAAGGATACACGGATATTGCCTCAGAGATTGCTCACGGAACATCTGCCGGAAAAGCATATATGGATCAGATTTATGGAACCACTTCTGCCGAACAGCAGAACGCTAACCAGACGATTGCATTAACAGGCATCACCCGTGGATTCAGCAATGCGCTTGACCTTACAACGGCATCTTCAAAGCAATCTGGTGTGCAGCTTAATGCGTTAGATAAATATCTCATTGCCGTTGGCGGTTCTGCAAACTCGTCCAATAGAGGCTTAGTGCTGATGAATACGGGTCTGTATAACATTGGAGCCACATCTAAAACCTCTAGCAATAACGTAGGCTTAATCAATAAAGCACTGAATGCCGTTGGCGTTGGAGTTGATTACGGTGGAATTGCATCACTGATTACAACCAACCTCGGAAGACAGCGGTGGGTTGATACTGCTAACAAGATGAAGAATCCAGTGGAATCACGATTCAATCTGACTGGTAATGATGTGAACTATAAAGGCATTTACTCTAGTATGAGCAGCCTTATGCTTAAACAGCCGTTTGGCAATATGGGTACAAGCATGAAGGGCAAGATTGAGGCAACAGCCAACCAGACTGGTACTGGATTTGCAAGCGGTTCAATCTACAGCCGTATCAGCACTGCACTTGGAAAACAGCCATTTGGCACTCCCGGCACGAATGCTAAGAACAGCATGGAGAAGACCATGAACCAGACTGGTGTTGGGTTGAATGCGAAGAACATTTATAGCGTGATCCAGAAGAAGATTAACTCACAGCCGTTTGCAAGCCTCGCCAATCCCATGAAGACAGGCATGGAAAAAGCCATGAATCAGATTGGCAATGGAGTAAACGTAAAAGCCATTTATAACGTAATTGCCAAAGGGTTTGATGCACAGCCGTGGAGTCAGATTGGAAACCGCATGGGCAATGACCTTCGGAATGGCTTGCAGAATGTCACGAATCAGTTAACAGACCTTCCGAGAACCATCTGCCAAGGTATGCAAGGGGCAGCTAATAATGCTCCGTTCTCCAGAGTAGGTAACACCATTGGCAATGATATCAAACAGGGTATCAGACAGGCAGTTCAGAATATGAGTTTTGATACGGTCGCAAAAGCCAATGGCGTGACAAAGAATGTACAGGGTAGCATCCGAACAGAGTTATACGCATCTGGTGGTTATCCACAGAGCGGATCATTATTTGTAGCCGGAGAAGCCGGAGCGGAGGCAGTCGGTACGATTGGTGGTAGAACAGCAGTAGCCAACAGAGAACAGATTGCGTCTGCCATTGCACAGGCACTGCGTCCAATGGTTGGCAACAGAAATGAAAGCGAAACTATCCAGGTTAATACCTATTTAGATAGTCAGGTAGTGGCGAGAGCCAATGCCAAAGGTGTGAAAGCTATGAATCGCAGATACAACATCGCTGCGAAAGCATAGAAGGATACCTCCAAACAAGGGGTGGGAGAAATCCCACCCATTGGGTGAAAAATATGATTACTATAAGAAATCTTAGCAATAATAAGACAATCACCATAGCACCTTCCAGCTTCAAGTGGTCTAGGATGCGAGTTTCAGCGGCAGATTCCGGGCGTGACCAGACAGGTACGATGTATGTCAACCAAGTCACACAGAAGGTCAAACTGGAATGCGAGTTTACGGGTCTTACATGGCAACAGGGATCACAGTTACTACAGGCATGTGATTCTGAATATGTATCCGTACAGTATCCAGACATGCTGACAGGAACCATGCAAACGAAGACCTTTTACACAGGTGACAGGGAAGGTGATGTATACCTGTGGTGGTCTAACAAGAAGATTTTGTCGAGTTTAACCTTCAATTTCATTGAGAGGTAGTTTTCAATGATTACAACACAGCAAGAATGGAAAAAATATATCGCCGATTCGTCTGTTTTAGGAGTACAGTGCAATGTGACACTTGCGAATGGTGCTTCTCTTACGCTGACTACAGACCGAATCATGGAAGGTACTCTGCAAATCCATGACGAAATCTGTGATGTAGGGCAGATAGATATTGGAGGTACAGTCGCACAGGAAATATCTTTCAGCATCTCAAATCATGACGGCTTAATGTCTGGTTATGACTTCCGAGGTGCTAGGTGTGTACTGTATTTGATTGCCAACGGTGTAAGCATTCAGAAGGGCGTTTATACGCTTTATACCAATAATACAGTAGGCAGAGTGATTCCGGTCTATGGATATGACCACATGGCAGACGAGCAGTATAACACGCCTATTGCAAGCACCATCTCCTTTAATGGCATGACTGCTGTAAATGCCATCAAATCCCTTGGATATACATTGGAAAGCGAAGACTTCCCGAATGCATCGTATGTCCTTCCAAATGTGTCTACAGATGACATGGACGAAGGTGTCACAAAGCGTGACATCCTTGGTTATATCTGTCAGTTATGCGGATGTTATGCGAGATACAATCACCTTGGGAAATTAGCGATTAAATACTTTTCCGTTCTGGATTATAGCAACGATCTGGATGGAGGACTTTTTCATGGTGCGTTCGGTAGGAATATGCTCCGCTATCCATATCAAAATACCAGACTTGTATCCAATGGTATTACTTGGGAGGTTTCTGCCGGAGGCAGAGTAAGCGCATACGGATTAGCAACAGCAGATTCTTATTTCAGCCTTCTTACTGCACCGATTGATTTTGCAGGCACAGGAGAAACGAAATTCAGAATTAGTCTTTTCAGTACTGGTGCATCCGTACGTTCATGGTGGTTTGATGGTGTTGTTGAAGATGAAAACGGCAACACTGAAACACTTGGAAATCTTTTAGTCAGTGGTTCTGGAAACATTTACGATTTAAGCGGATATAAGAAACTTACATCATTTTTTCTGTATGTAAAACAAGGGTGGAGACCAGATACATTGATCTATCCCATCATCCAGTATGCCTCCAATACGGACACTTCGTATGAGAAATACAAAGGCGAAGGATGGACAGACGGTGATGATGCAGATGGCGGTTCTTTCAAGGGTTCGTATGGACGCAATAAACTGGCTTATCCGTATGTAGAAAGCGGAAAGACTGAGAATGGTATCACATGGCGTTTAATCACTGATACAGGGAGCCAGGTACTGGCATACGGAAAATCTACAGCCACTACAAGATTCAGACTACAGTACAACTTTCACATGCCCATAGGTGAATACAGAATCACAGGATGTACAGGAGGCTCTCTGGAGACTTATTACCTTGCCATGTTCAAGAGGAATGGAACAGAAGGAATTCGTGTAGCTTATTGCACAGACAATGAAATGTCTAACCACACATTCTTTACTGTTGAAAGCGAACTGGATGAATATGTTCTGATGTACATCATCCTTCCAGATGTAAACATGGGTGATTCGCTTGAAGAGGGTACTATCCTCAAGCCGATGATCCTGTCCGCAGAAGACAATGATAATTCTTGGGATATATATCAGACGGCTTGGACAGGTGGAGATTCCGAGGATGGCGGTCTGTTTGGATTCTGGGGAAGAGCCATCCCGGCATCGAAAGAGTCTGATGCATACCCCCTGTCAAAAATCATGACCGAGCCTGTTGCATCACTGTTGCGTAAGATAGTTACTGGCGTAAAGGTAACGGACATCAATCAAGAAGAAGTCATAGTTGGTACGGAAGATTATCTAATCGAGATAGATTCCAATCCATTCATCATAAATCAGATTGTTGCCAGTGCTGTAGCAACACAGGCTTACACGGTTGTTTCTGGCGTTAACTTCTTCCCGTTTACAGTGACGTGGAGCGCAGACCCATCCTTTGAGGCTGGAGACTTAATCTCATTCACATCTCTGGGAAGGAAGTTTGTTACTCCATGTACATCATTTGATTATCAGCTGGGCAACATGTCTACTATTACATGCAATGACAATGATCTGAACAACCAGATCAATTATTAGAAGAAAGGATAGTTAACTTATGGCTATTCAAATGCGAAGAGGTTCAGCAGCAGACTTTGATGGCACTATGTTAGAACCAGGTGAACTGGCGGTCTGTCTGGACACGAATGAAATGTATTTTAAAGGTTCAGAAGCCACCCAAGTAGCAACCCCATCCTTGATTGGATATCATGCCATTTACACCAAGCGGCTGACGGGAATCTCATCACTTCCAAAAACCTTTAGTGGTGCAACCGGAATCACGGCAGACCATGAGCCAATCAAGAATTCAGCACAGGTGTCTCCTCAATCTGCAATGGGTGGAGACTGGACGGTCACATGCGGAGATGGAACGATCACGGTGTCTGGCTCTTTTGTCGGTTCAACTCCGGCTACCATTCTTCTGGACTTTGGCATCCCGGATCATGAAGTACAAACACTGACATAGAAAGGAGATATAAATCATGCCTTATTTTTACACCACACTTGAAAACCAGATTCGTACAGATGGATCACATGGTCTTCTGTACGATCACTATGACAATCTGGAGGATGCCGAAGCAAAGCTGTACACGATCCTTGCGGCAGCAGTGAAGAGCGGTATCCCGTATCACTCAGCGCATATCTATCGGTCAGACGGACTGCTGATCGAAGGGAAGGTATATGACCGGAGAACACAGGAGGTACAAAATGACAATACAGCAGAATAAAATCGGGGGGTATCTTCAAGAAAAGAGGAAGTGCACTGATTTAGTTCTATCCCAGTTAGACTTCCGGGAAGGAGGTCTGAGGCGCAGGGAGGTGGTTTCTCGTGGGTAGTGGAACGATACAGAATCCAAACATTGTGATAAGCAGAGATTATACGCAAACGATAGAAGCATTTGCGACTGGAAATCCGGGATCGAGAGCATTGCAATATTTGATTTCTGACATAGGTATAAGCGGATATAAAATTATTGATTCTCAAATAAAGAGTCATCCGGAGAGTACTATTATGAATTTAAAAACATTCCTAAAAAATGCTGATGAGACTGCGGTATATTTGAATGTTTATCGTGCTTCTGGAAGTGCTAACAATTCGGAAAGAAATGCCATAGTCAGAGTGACCTATCTCAGAAACTAGCCATGCCCGCCAAGAATATGATGGCGACAGGAACATTACAGAGAGACTCTCATTATGCAACGAATCAATGGAAGGTAATAGAAGTTGGTTTTGTTGGCAAGCAAACGAACGCGAAAGATGGATACTTCGGAGATATCCACTTTCCAGATGATATCAGCCATGGCACACTGGAACTGCAAAGCATCGGTCAGTACGGAGTCTGGTACAGCGATGGAGCATCTCATACCATGGACTTTGATAGCATCAGTATCACACCTAGTCTAACGGTTGGCAATATCGCATGGATCAAGATTCCAACGACCAACATCACAGGAAGCAATTCTATTGTTTGGTTGAGATTGCATTTACAGTATAGAGTCACTTAATACCAGTGCCATAGATTATGGCAACAGGAACGATAACACGGTTTCAACTACCATTAATTGCGACTTATGTAGAGGGAACAATCGCAACTGGAACAAATCGCGGTGTCATTACGATCACTCCACCTAGCGAAAAAAAATACTTGTGTACACTTGGAGTTGTTCCTGTATCATGGGGAGGCACTCTTTGGCTTTCTTCGTATGCCAGTACAAACACAACGGTTTGGACGGATGCAAATGTAACTGCTGATCGTAATGTAAGAGTGTACTACCTATGTTATTAAAAGGCTTCTTTTAAGGAGTAACTTAAAGAAAGGAAAAAATTATGAATTGGAAACTTAGATTTCAGAACAAAACAACTTTAGTAGCAATCGTTCTGGCAATAATTAGTTTTGTTTACTACGGACTTGACCTCTTTGGAGTCATCCCACCTTTTGCTCAGGATCAGATCGTAAAACTGGCAACTATGCTGATCGACATTCTGTGTCTTCTGGGGATCGTCACTGATCCGACCACAGAAGGTGTGGGAGACAGTGCCAGAGCAATGACATATAGTGAACCGTATCCGAAGGAGCAGAAATGAACACAGTAGTATCAATCATCATCGGAGTGTTAAGCGCAGTCGATCTGGCTACACTTCTGATGTTTTTTATCAACCGGCATGACCAGAAAAAAGGTCTGGAAGATAAATTGAAAACTCTGGAAAGAGACGGTCTTCGCACTCAGTTACTTATGCTGACGCTCCTCAAACCAGATTCAAAACAGGAGATCATGACCATTGCACAGCACTACTTTGCCGTTCTCAAAGGAAACTGGTACATGACCGATCTTTTTAACCATTGGTTACAAGAACAGGGGGATAGTGTTCCGGAGTGGTTCAATAAGGAGGGGTGAACATGAAGGGATTAGACTTGTCTCATCATCAAAGTCATGTGGACTTTAAGAAAGTCAAATCTGCCGGGTATGACTTTATTATTCCTCGTTGTGGATGGGGCGTGGATTGTGACGGTCAAGATGTAGACTCCAAGTTCCTGTCCTACGTCAGAGATGCTCAGAATGCCGGGATCAGCGTTCCGGGCGTGTATCACTTTATCTATGTTCACAGTCTCAAGGAGGCGAAGGAAAATGCCGCTAACGCAATCAACAACGTAAGGCGAGCCGGTTTACCTCAGTCTACAGTTATCTGGTGTGACCAAGAAGAGGATACTGTTAAGGATGCCGTTAAAGAGGGGTTCAATTTGACTACCGATCTACAGCGGCAGGTGACCGAGATATTCTGCGACTACATCCTCTCACAAGGATATCCGACTGGCGTGTACCTAAACAGGGATTACATCAATCGGGTTTACGGCAGTGATATAGAGCGCAAATATGACATTTGGTTTGAGGATCACACCAACGCAGAGCCAGACCACAAATGCGTATACCGGCAGTACAACTGGTACGGCAGAGTGCCGGGAATTGCAGTAAATGTTGACCTCGACACCTATGTAGGCATCTATACTGCCGGAACCGCGAAACCGAAAGGAGACGATAAAAAACCTATGAAAGCATACACTGAAAAGAAATTGGTGGAAACTTTGATTGCACTGGCAAAGGGAAATCCACCTTCCGACTATAATAACACCCCACCTTACAACCTTTTATATTGGAGCGGTTCTAGATGGTCTGCCGATTGCTCCAACTTATACAAAGCACTGTTCAACGGCAGAAGTATTGTAAACCCGAAACCGGGCAGTTTTCAGTCCGACTTATCGGCAACAGGTGATTGCACCGAGAGACAGTTGATGGATCAGTGTACACAGAGAAGCAACAACTTTACAGTGCTCGGCAACCAGTTCCGGTGCTTATACATGCCGGGACACTTCGGAGGCTATCTTGGATACGGATGGAACGAGCCGGGGCAGGGCATTGTGAACTGCGTTGAGGCAACGCCACGATGGGATGGCGGTATCCAGTACAGCTACGTTGGGCCTGATGGCAGTCGTAGATGGGCAAAGGACAAAAAGATTGATGGTTATTGGACAGAACACGGTCTGGCAACGAAGTGGATCGACTATTCAGAATCACCCGACCCGAAACCTACACCAACACCATCTTATAAGGAGATGACAAAAGACATCTTTACGGGATTTCTTCCGATGCTCAAGAAGGGCGATGACAATGACTTTGTAGGATTGCTCCAGAAATGCCTGAGATACACTGGAGATTATACAGACACTATTGATAATAGCTATGGCAATAATACATACAATGCGGTTATGTCTTACCAGAAGCGACACGGATTATACGCAGATGGAATTGCAGGAAAACAGACATGGACAAAAATCATAGGATAATTGGACGATAGACGAGTATTTTTGAACGAGTTTTAATTAGAACGTGGCACAGTTTCTGCACACTCACTTCAAAAAACCGCTAAAATTCAACATTCTTCTATATCTTTTAATCAAGTTGTCCGGGGTTCGAGTCCCCGATGGCTCACGAAACAGAAAAAGAGAAAACCCAGTAATATCAAGGGTTTTCTCTTATTTTATGTGTCCAGATAATTGGACACCATGAAAAATAGGGAAATTTTGCTTTTATATAAGAAGAAAAAACTGAGAAAATAATGATGGTGGCACAGTTTTGGCACAGTTTTAAGTGTACGATAAACAGGACATGTTACAATTTTATTAACTTCAGACGGTCAATAGGTTCTTTACTATCATCTAAATGTGCATAGACTTTCATAATCATCTGAGCAGAGGAATGCCCCATTAAATACTGGCATTTCTTGAGAGATATGCCGGAATAGAAGCAAGTAGTACAGTAGTTGTGACGGAACGTATACGGACGAATATCTGTCTTGTATCCCAACCTGGCTTCGATCTTCTCTTTAATGCTTAACCATAACTCTGATTTGATGTGTTTGGTCATAAGTTGGTTATCCCTGTGGATCAGATACAATCCCGGAGTGTAATCATCTAAGAGTTCCTGTAGGGCATCCGGTACAGGGAGAATGCGGATGTTCCTGGTCTTTGTTGGTTTGATATAGGGATTATTGGAGTTATAGCCTACGGCTCTTTGTATGGTTACAGTGCCATTGTTGAAATCAGAGGGCATGAGTGCGAGTGCTTCCTGTGGTCTGAGTCCGAGATAGTAGAGAAGGGAGACATACATCCGCTCCATTGGTTCCAGTTTTGCTTCACTGATTGCTTTCTTCTCTGCATCGGTA